AATTATCAAACACAGTTGAGTTTTCAATTCCATTAATTGTTAACTCGTTATTGCCATCTGATCCAAGATCGGTAGACCTAGCAGAAGTACTATCAATTAAATCTATGTAGTTTGCTTCAGTTGGTCTATCGCCTGTTTGGAACAGGGCTTTTACGTTGGTGGTTGATATTTTTGCCATACCGCAATTATATCATTATATGTTAAAGTATATAGTTATTAATTCCAATGATTTGAAGGCCAATGCCAGGAATATTTGCGCTTGCAACGTTTAAACCAATGTTTTGAAACCTTACTCTAAAAGGAAGCAACTCTAAAACAATTGTTTGTCTGTTGTCTGGCCTTATCTCTAGTTTGGCATAGTCTTTTTGAACTAGATTCTCAACAGAATTTTTTATGTCTATAATTGTTGCTAAATTGTCTATATTTTTTAAACTTGTTTTTGGATAGTTTTTAGATTTAATTTTTGAAGATGTTAAACTTTTGTCGGTAATTGCAATATAAGCCATTAGGACTCTTGACCGTTTGTAATATCCTCAATGATTGTTAGAGTGCCACGAGCAACTGTCCAAACCCTAGTTGCATCACTTAATTCAATATCAAAAATATCGCCTGTGTTAAGGCTTCTTGACTCTGCAGATGTTAGAGATACTGTAAATTCTCCATCCCCATCTTCTGCTGTGGCTATTGGATATATCGTTAATACACTTGTTGGATTTGCATCATTAAAATTACCCGCTACTGTTGGCCTTTTAACTTCCATCTCAATAGTCCATTCAGCAATGTCTAATGGAACTTTATTATCATCTGTTACGTATACCCTAAATGCAGCGGTATCGCCTTTTACAACTGTCCACGTAACTGTTGGTGGAACAGATCCTATTGAGTATGCACCAGTTGCTTGATCTCTAAATGTAGCCATAATCTTATCATTATACCATTAACTAATAATAAAAAATAAATATTTTATGCGGGTATTTGACTCAAAAGTCCAAACAATGGTATAATTAATGTATGCTACCTACTTGGTAGCATTTGTTCTCTAGGAGGTAATTTACAATGAGAGAATCTAATGCTTGGCTAGGGGTATTTACGTTAGTTATTTGCAGTACCGTTTTTGTGGGTACCGCAAAGGCTACAAATGAAAACAACTTACTAATTAAAGAGTCTGTCAAGTCTGCCACCCAAAAGGTGGCCTTTTTGGTTTCTAAAGACAAAAAATTAGAAAAGTATGAAAATGCTCATAATTTAACTGATGAGCAACTGGTGGATATGTTACGTCATGTGGGGTTTGAAGGAAAGACTTTGAGGTCTGCTTGTGCTATTGCAAAGGCAGAGTCTAATGGTCGTCCGCTTGCTTTCAATGGTAACGTAAAAACTGGAGATAATTCTTACGGTGTATTTCAAATAAATATGCTTGGAGAATTAGGGTCAGATCGTAGAGAAAAGTTTGAGTTAGACTCAAATGCTGAGTTATTAAACCCAGTAGTCAATGCACAAATTGCTCTTCATATGACTAAGGGTGGAAAAGACTGGTCTGCATGGAGTTCCATAAATGGAAAACGGTATCAAGAATGGTACAACAAATATCCATGTAAGCAATAACTTTGATAAAAAAATAACCCCCATTGGATATTCTCCTTTGGGGGTATTTTTATTCAATATTTAAAACTATTGTCTTCTGGTCTTTTAATCTTATGCTCAGAATCCCAGTACATTAAATAGTAATTAATATCAAATGGAAATGTTTTCATGTGTTGAAAAAGTGCTGATGTATGTGTATATACTGCCACTCCACATTCTCGTAACTTATTAAAAAACATTATGTCTTCACTGATAAAATTCCCAATAGACTCATTAATTTCAGCAAAAAGTGGAATTCCCTGTTTATATTTTAATCTAATTTTTTTTATAATTGATCTATGCATTAATACAATACCCATACCAGCATGATCAATTTTTAAAAATTGGTTTTCTGGAAGTGGATGAATGTGCTCAACCTCGTTCTTGTTTTCTGTTTTTAAAAAAATACAAGGAATTGGCGTTGGTAATGTGTCTAAATTTTCCTTCATTATAAAATATACGCCACTAATGACTGGGGCAGTTTTTTTATCTGCGTGGCTAAATAATATATTTAGGCTTTCTTCATTTAAAACTATGTCAGAATCTACCCATAAGAGCCAGTCTGATTTTAAGTTTTCTTGTGTTTCCCAACTATGAAATACTGCATCTCTTTGTCTTGCAATTTGATTTCCTTGTACACGTATTGTATTTATAAGACTATTACTTGTTTTTGAAATAGATGCAACTGTAGAAACAAGTTTTTCGGTAAATTTTGCATCAGTGTGCCCACTGTCACACCATGCAATAGAAATTGTTTCTTCTTTAAGATTAATCAAAAAAATCCCCCATTAAAATATAGTATGCTTAAATCAACAGAATTGTAAAACTTTATAGACTAGGTGCAACAAAATTTCCGTCTACCACTGTCCAGCCAAGTTCTGGCACTATATACTCAATGCATTCAAGTTCTGTTACACTTTCTGCACTTTCTTTTGTTTCCGCAACTATTAAGTTAATAATTGTGCCATCTTCAACTACTGCAAATTTCTTCACAATATTGCCTACCTTTCAAAATAGATTATCATCAGTATATCATATATTTATTCGTATATTTTTTTTACCCAATGGTTATTTTTGTAACTTCTTCCTATATGGCTAAAAAATTTATTATTTTTAATGATTATAGAATCTTCATTAAAATTTTTAATTTTTGAATGCCAGGATTCTCTTTTGACTGGGATTAATTGCGCTATGGGGGTATTTTTTTCAATAATGCCTTCCCAATTATTTTTTATAAAAAATGGGAATTTTATTGAAAGGTTATATTTATCAGAATCAACAAAACCGCTTATAACTTGAAATAGCAAATCAAATCTATTTGATGGGTGTGTACAAAATAAAGAATACCCATTCGGAGTTTGTATGTCTATATATGGAGTTATTTTTTTATACTACTCTGGAATTGTTTTTTTGATGGCACAGGATATGACCCAACCAAACTAGCAAGTTTGTTGGATGCTGTAAATAATATTTTTTTCAAATTTTTATCCCCACTTTATAAAATATTTGATTTTATTTTACGAAAACTAAGATCCGTCCGCTGCCACCGCTGCCACCTGCTGTTGCAGCCGAAGAGTTTCCTTGTATGTGTCTTGCAGCACCTGCACCGCCACCACCACCACCACCTAGTGTTCCTGCTGAGCCTACTGTTGCTGCTGCACCTTCTGGACTGCCATAGCCACCTGTACCAGCAAATCCTCCAGCACCACCGTTAGTTCCTCCAGCACCACCAGCAGTTTGTGTATTGCCACCAATATTACCGTAGTTTCCACCGCCACCACCGCCACCGCTACCAGTTGCAACGGTTGTATATGGGCTTATTAATGCTCCAGATGGTGAAGAAAACACTATTGATGTTGAGTTTGTAGAACCAGCAGAACCAGCATTACCAGCGGCTGGACTATTACCAAAGGATTGTCTTCCATTACCACCCGTACCTCCAGTTAAACCACTAATAACACTTGCTCCAGCAACGTTTGAAGATCCAGATCCACCAGATCCACCAGCACCACCAGTTAGTGATGAGCCTGCTGTTCCATCAGAACCAGAATTTGCTGTTGCCAATGTTGATGCATTGTATGCAAGGATTGAACTTCCTCCAGGACCGCCAATTGTAAGTGCTACAGTTCCTCCACCAGTAACGGTTTGTTCTTCAAATTCAACAATTCCTCCAGAACCACCTCCGCCACCTGCTGAACCAGAACCATGTGGAGAATTAGAAGCAGCACCTCCAGAACCACCGTTGCCACCTGGACCAATAACAATAGCAGCAAGTTTTGTTCTTCCAGTAGGAACTGAATAATTTTGTGTAGAGTTTACGGTTGCTGCAAGGCTGTATAGAACCGCAACAGTTGATGTATTAGAAACTCCTGGCTTTCCAATTCCAGATGTATTTTGTGCCTGGACTGCAAATGTATAATTTTTTGCAAAACTAGTATCAAGACTTGTAAAAGTAACTGTAGTTGCAGTTGTTGTAACTGGGCTAACTGTTTGACCGCCATCAATTGCGGTTGGGGTAACTACATAAGATGTAAGGGCTGGACCATAAACTGATGGAGTATATGAAACAATTAAGTCTGTGGTATTGCTTCCTTGTGCAGATGTTACTGTTGGTGCAGTTGGTCTAGCAACGCTAGTTGTGCCTTGTGAAAATAATCCTTGTGCCATTATGCAATCTCGCTTCCGAATATATTAAATGATACTAATCCACTATACGACTCAACGCTTATAATATCTGAAGCATTTAGTGTAAGTCCTAGTGTTATTGCTAATGAGTCCATGGTTGGTATAGAAACATCGTATGCAATGTAGTGTTTTTGCGCTACTGATTCTGCATCTGGACGGATTGCAATTCTATAGGTTGTTGCTGTTGGTCCTTGATTTGAAACTACGATTGTAGAAACAACAGTCTCTGTTGATGATGGAACTGTGTACGCCGTAGTTAAGGTGTTTGCTGCGGGAGCAACTTGTCCTAAAACTTTATAATTTGTAGCCATATTTCTATCCTCCCATTAACATCAGACCAATTACTACTGCATCCGATGTGTTTTGCCATGATGTTATTATACCATCTGTTTGTAAAACCTTACCAGCGTTACCAGTTTGAGAAGGTATAAAAGCAACCCAACTAGAACCAGTATAAACTTGAAGTTGATTTATAGTGTTTCCACTATCATCTTGTCTAATAACGCATATTGATCCTGCAACTGGAGAGGTTATTGATGCATCTCTTGCTGCTGGATTAAGATAGTTATTAATACCTTTTTTTGCTACAAGATGATCTAGAGTTGTTATAGTTGATAAATGTGTATGTGGACCAGCCCACTCAAAAGTTCCAGATGTGTCTGTTTTGCCAGATAACTCGTACCAAGTATCATCTGATGCATTATAAATGTACCCTGGCTTGCCATCGTAATTAAATGATGTTGGCATTAAACCACCTGATCAAAACTGCTAGTGTCAGAATTATAAACATACATTTCTAGTGGACTTGATCCTTTTTTAATCCAAATAACTCCATTGGCTAATCCAGTTGATGGTTGTGTTACTGTGTATATGGATGTTGCCGATAAATATCCTACTGGTGCTGCAGCATCTTTATCTACCCAAATATATCCATTTGGAATAGTTGCAGAAAATGCTGTAAAGTTTGCTGCAACAGGTGCAGAGTTTTGTGCTGAAGATATATTTCTTGCTGCTAACTCTAATGCAACCTGATCGTCTATCTGATCTTGTAAATCATTAATTGTGTAAGCAATAGATGGATTTAAAAGTTCTGCTGGATCTGTTTCTGCGGTATCAAAATCATACGACCCATAATGATACGCTTTTAAAGCATCTTGAATATTAGCATCATCAACTAATGCTGGAATTTTGGTTGGTACTAAACTTCCTATATTTTCTACAGCCATGTGGTCACCTCTGTAAAGATTATACCATTTTTGTTAAACTATAGAGATAAATAAATGAACTGTCTTACTTCCAGTAAGATTTGACCAAGTACCACCGCTATATTGAACTGCATCAAAATTTATTACTAGGTTTGTTCCAGCCCCCGCTAAAGCAGGAATCTCCATTGATGAAGCAATTGGATTTGCCCCTTCAATCTGAAACTGTACATTAAAGTTTGAAGCGGTAAGTGGTGAACCACTAACTGTTACTATGTTTGATATTGGAATAGTTATTGATCCTGCACCAGATGTAAATGAAATTGTTTCTACAGATGAGTAAATTGCTGGACTTACCTTTAAAACTTGAACCCAAGTATTTGCACCAGCCTGAGAAATATATTGATACATATATCCATAATTTTCTCCTGGGGCGGTATTGATATACATATCATTTAAAATTAAAGTATTTCCAAATAAAACACCACTTGCTGTTAATGCATTAGGCTCTCCAGAGCCAACAATAAATTTACTACCACGAGTTCCTTGTGGTCCAATGTCAACCAATAAATCAATTGACTCTGGTGGTCCTATAACAACAACATCATCGGTATTAAGTAATACATCAACCATTATGAATCATCTGCTCCAGTAATGTCATCTGTTACTGTTATTGATCCAGTTAGAAGTGTATAAACTAATGTAGCCCCAGAATCTATTTGAACATCATATACGTATGTTCCAGCAGCAAGTTCTTCGCCAGCCCCTGGCAAAATTGTGCAAGTTACAGTGTCTGCAGATCCATCAACAACTGCTTGCATTTCATATTGAGTTTTATTTTCACCTCTTTGATTTGCAACAAAAAAATCTGCGCTATATCCTGTTAAGTCAAAAGCGTCACCATTTGCAGTTTTTGGACGGATTACAAATTCATACCTATCACCACGGTAGTAATTAAAATTATATGTGCCTGGAAATGCCATTATTCCTCCTATAACATTATACCATTATGATACTGCAATATATATGC